TGTAACTTTAGCTTTTTTTAATTTTTCCATTTAATTTCTTTGCTTTCTCGTTTGCTATTGATTCAATTGTTTTTGCTATAGATAATTTTGCATCGGGCAATAATACCTTTGATAACTTATCCAATGTAGCGTATGTTTCTTTTGTTAGAGAAACATTTTTATATTTACTCATGTCTGTCATGCGCGTTTCCTTTCATATTAATAACTCATATATAGGTGATATTATAGGATTGTCAATGAAAATATTGTTAACTTTATTAATTTGTTCACAAGTTGCAGGTACTTGTCTGGAGCCATACGAATGGCCTGAACGATTTAATACACAATACGATTGCCTTATGTTTGGTTATGAAGAATCTTTGAAAAAAATGAAAGAAATAGGTAGAACTGATGTGAATCAATACAATATGTTTGTTAAATTTTACTGTACACCAGAAAAACCTAGTATTTGACATTGTGGCAAAATAATGGTAATGCCAAATATCTTCTCACCATTACCTACCCTTATTTTTCCCTCTTTAGGGTAGGTGTATTATCTACACATACATCCAATCATGGTGCTACCATCTTGCATGATATGTAAGTTTAATGTGTCAACATAACCGGTTAGTTTTAACCGAAGTATGTCACACAACTCAAAGCAATCAATCTTGTCTGTTAATACTATTCCATCCAACATTTGTTTTGTTACTGGAATTAGTTGATACAGACCTTCGTTTAAAATTATCAGTTCCATTTGATGTACCTAACGCTATTATTTTTTTTAAACTAGGAGCTGACAGTTGTAAATTTACACCGTAAGATCTCCATTGTTGTTTCATTATATTTAATTCCAACAACAGTGTTGAGTATTGTCGTTGAGATATTTCGTTTGTTTTTATTGTTATAGTTTTTTCTTTCATAATTATAGGATAGTCATTTACAAATATTTGTCAATTATTTAATAAATATAATTTGATTTTTTCTAAAATTATTTCTAAATTTATCATTATCATAAGCCATGCCATGATAAATGTCGGCTTTAAATACCACCAACCTATTGTATGCAGATTTTATATTACACAATATATTGTATTTATTTTTATTCTGCCAAGGATTCGTGTGTTCTGAACCTTCATTATCTAATAATTTTTCATACAAATTAGTTCCATCACAAGTTGATTTATTTAAATAAATTATGCCATTATAAAAACAATGATCGTCAATATGTGGCCACCAAAAATTTTTTGTATATTCGTCTTTTAGATTGTAAAATTTAATGTAATTAGTAGTAATTAATTTATTAGCCTTTGAATGATCTCTGTTTAATAATTTATATAAAATTTTTTCAGTGTTAATAAAATTTTCAATGTGTGAAATATCATGTCTGCAATCTAAAAAATCAATTGTGTTTAGAGAGTTAGGTGTATCCCATTTGTGTATGAATGGTTTAAATTTTTTAATAAAGTTTTCTACTTCTTCAGGATATTTGTAAAAGTTGTCTATTTGGTAGTGATACTTACTTTTAATTATATCTGTATTATTTATTTCAAAAATATTCACCGTTTTTTTTGTTGACGCTTCTCATGTTTATTTCTTGATTTCTTGTGTCTTCCTGGACGTTTACGAGGTTTTGAACGAGGGGCTGTAGATATGCCAAATTTAGCTTTCTTTGCCATTACTCAGACCACTCCTTTACAAAAACATCCATGTGTTCTGGTCTAGTTATGTGTGGTAAATAACTTATCTTACCATTTATATGTTGTTCTAAATCAGATCCACAATTCATACATCTATATAATTGTTTTGTAAGTCCAACTAACATTGTGTATTCATCGCAAGTAGGACACTTGCCATTTACAATTTCTGCTGTAATTTTCATTACTCTAATATTAACTTTTTTATAGATAAAGATCCATCAATATTTGACTCTAATTCTGCCATAGATTTTATGCACTGGTACTTAACATGTCCATCAATTTTTAAACCACGTTTTGCAACACGCTTGCCTTTTAAACATTCAGACATAGATGGTTGTATACGCGCTTCCTTGATCTCTCCTTGTACAATCATAAGTAGGGCTACCACTAACTCTGTCATACTGTTTTACCTTTGTTTTCACCCTCTTTAATTACATATTTTTGTGTACCGTGTTTACCGGTTTCTACTTCTTTTTTCAAATCTTTTGTCATACGCAATTCTTCATTCTCTTTGTTTATTCGTGCTATATGATCTAAAACTTTTCTACTAATACGTCCCGTTGCCATTTGCTCTTACCTTATCTTTCAATTCTTCTACGTCTTCTAGAAGTTTTTCTGTTTGTTTTTGTATAAATTGTATGTTTACTTTGTTGTGCATCATGTCCTCGATCCGCGTTTCAATCTGCTCTACAGATTTATATAGATCTTCGAGCAAAAAATGTTGTTCCTGGTCCACGGGGACCTGTTCACTTTTTTTAAGCAAATCATTTTCAAACAACTCACGTGATGTCTCCAGCGATACTAACCTCGCCGTAAGCTCCGTGTATGCGAACACGCCGGCTGCGACGAGCAGAATTAATGAGGCTACCGTTTTCATCGGCATCTGCACAGCTGCTTCTTCACTTATATTTAAAGGTTTCTTACTCATTTATTTTTGGTTTTGGTAGCGGAAGTATATAATCTTTTGGGTCAACTTTCAATGGCGCTTGCCAAGGAGGTCGTACGAAAAAAGCTAGTAAACAAAACAAAATTATTAACACTGCTGTAAATGCATAGTTCATAATGAGTCCTCATTTCTTTTTTTCCTCAATTTCATAGAAGAACTTGTCGGTATCTTCTGTACGCCAGGCTCTACTATCTTCTACATTCCATTCAGATGTTTGCACTTTCCAATCAGGTATATCATCTTTTACTGTAAAAGATGGTATGTCCCATATACATCTATTGTTTGGCTGTGCTGCATAATTACCATCATCTAATGCAATTATGTGAGCGCACTTATGCTCGTGCGGTATCTCTGAATGATCAGTGTCAAGTATGTTACTATCTGGATGTGCGAAGTCAACAGTAAATAAATATTTTCCTGGGTGCCACTTCTTATCTTTACCTATGTATTTCCCTGCTTGTCCGTCTAGAATATCCCAACGATGCACAGAAGGATAATAAGAGAAACAATTCCAAAGCTGTAGTTCATCAAGTCTTCTGGTTGGTACGTCCTTTGCTTTGAAACCACGTTGAATAAACGCGCTAATTGGGAGGCGATAAAAGATTGCGCCATTTTCCATGATAGCGTGAAATAAGATGCTGCGACCTGTAAGACTGCTAAGACCGAAGATAACACAGTCTTCAACTTCTCCATGATGTTTTTGTAAGTCATATAAATACTCCTTTTTTATTTGTGCATATACTACAGGAATGTTTGCATTTAAGTAAGCCATAAATTATATTATCTTTAACCATGTTCTTTCCTCTCTAGTTCCACCAAGAGGTAATTTTATAGCAAAACTACAACTAATTCTTTTATCTGTCAATGGCACGGCCCTGTGATATACTCCTGCAGGTATGTAAACATAGTCTCCAGTTTTTAATTTTTTAGTTATTTTTTTATCTAAAAAAATTTCAAATTTAATTTCTCCTTCACAAGCTACTATAAAATTGTGAGCCATATCTTTATGTTTTTTAAAACTTGCAGAGTCTCGATATAATGAAAAATAAATATGACAATCAACTGGAGAGTTAAATTTTTTTTCTAATTGACTAGCAACATTATTTATTTTTAAATTTGCTCTACTACAATCTATGAGATAACAGGTCCCTTCTTTTGTTAATTTTTTTATTAGTGATATGGGCCAACAATTTTGATCAGTAGCCCAACAATTGTTATGCCATCCAAACGTACGATCTGCCGATTTTATAAATATAAATCTTTTATTATTTGTAAAAGGTCTTAAATTTAACAAAGTTTCTAATTCTTTGAACGTAAATAATTTTTCCTTAATCGAACCAAAACTAACTTTATTTTCTTCAAGGTTATTAATCATTTTATTTGTCCCCAATTAGGACCAGACTCATAATCAACTTTATTTGGAACTTCTAAATTAACAGCAGATTCCATAATATCTTTTATCTTCTGTGCATGCTCAGGACTATCAACAGATATATCAAGTTCATCATGCACTTGTATGTGTGGTGTGATGCCTTCTTTGTATAAATCAATCATTGCTTTTTTTGTCATGTCTGCAGCTGATCCTTGTATTAATTTATTTAAAGCTTTGTAAGTGTATGCTCTTTTAATACCTGGTCCATGTTCCGCGAGTGCTGCTTCATGTGATAATGCTTTATGTATACCAAATTGGTTAGGTTCCCACAGGTGAAACCTACACAGTCTACCAAGTAAAGTTCTAACTTTACCTCTATCCTGTGCTCTTGCCATAACGCTATCCATTAATTGTTTTACAAATGGTACGCGTGAATGATATTGTCTAAATAATTCATCAGCTTTTTCTTTGTTAACACCTAACTCAGCCTGTAATTTATTTTTACCCATACCATAAAATAAACCAAGGTTAATTGTTTTAGCTTGTTCTCTAGGTATGTCAGCCATATCAGCTACAATTTTATGAAAATCTGCATCACCTTCATTGTACGCATCTAAAACATCACCAACAGAATACATATTTTGTAAAGCAGCATAATGCACAACTAGACGTGGTTCTTGTTGTGAGTAATCAAACACACCCCACTTACAATTATGTTCAGGTATAAAAAGAGATCTAATCATTGGTCCAAGTTCTTTGTTTCGTGCTGGAATTTGTTGTAGGTTAGGATTAGAATAACTAAATCTACCAGTTACAGTTCCACCATTATCTGATCGCAGTTGATTTATTTCAGCGTATATTCGTCCTTTATGTTCATGTTTAATTATGGTATCAATAAAAGTTGTATGTGCTTTGTTTATTTCTCTTGCACGTGCAATCTTTTGCACCATAGGGTGTGGATGGTTTTGTAAAAAATTTTTAGTAAATGATGGAGAATTTGTTTTTTCGGTTCGGTCAAATGGTAGGTTCAATTTTTGAAAGACTTGCGCAATGGAACGTGCTGCCCATATTTGAGTATCTACTCCTGTTTGTTTTTTTACTATTTGTAGGCATGCTTTTTCTTCTGCTAATAATTTCTTTTTTAATTCGTGCGCTCCTTCAGTATCTACACGAACGCCTAAAAATCTCATATCAACGAGGCAAGGAAATAATTCAGTCTCTAAGTTAAATATATCTTCAAGGTCTTGACTCATAATTTCTTTTTTCATTTCTTGCCATAATTTTAAAGTCAACACTGCATCTTGCTCAGCATATTCACCCACATACATTGCAGGTAATTTATACATCTCAGACTTAGGATCTATACCCCATTGTTTTGCTGTTTCAGCCAATACAGCCTCATTTTTACCGACTCCGACATAATCCCGACCCAGACTACCTAAATCGTATCGAAAGCGATTCTCGTCCACGAGAGAGCCAGCAATCATGGTATCTACTATCTTACCTTCTATTTTAAATCTTTCAGCTCTTAAAAAACATACATCGTACATAGCATTGTGAAATATCTTAATTGCAGGTGTATTCAACACATCTTGAAACCATCTTGTAACCATTCCATGATCCATATTACCACCACCTTCATGACGTATAGGATAGTATCCTGCCCAATCATGCACAGCTACAGCTATACCTACGATGTGTCCTTTACTTGTTACAGATCCAGACCCCATAATTTTTAAGTCAGGATCTTTTGTTTCTAAGTCAATTGAAATCTCATCGTACTTTGATAGATCAGGAAATTCTGTTGGTGGTAACCACTCTACCTGTGGACTGAACATAGGTTTCTGTATCATTTGTAATCCCTCTCAATTATCATTTCTATAAAATGTATTGCTTTCAATAGATCTTGCTTCTTTCCCTTATCACGATGTCTAATAATATATTTTATAGCACAACCTTCAGGATATAGCAATTCATTCTCTACTACAAACTTACTGGGTTGAATTTTATACTTTTGGTAGTGACTCCCGCCGTGCTGCTTGTCCCATACTTTACTCATAGATTATATCCTTTGTTGTCTTGTTGTGGTCTAATGATATGTAAATGTTCCTTGGTCCTTGTTGCACCAACATAGAACAATCTATTCTCATCATCAGGATTTTTTTCGTAACTTCTCATTGTATTAAATGAAAGATCAGTTAACAGCACAACGTTTTCTGCTTCACCACCCTTTGCACCATGTATTGTAGATAAAGTTATACGTGGTGCTTCATTTAACTTTTCTCCTTTTCTTCTCATTTGTTTTAAATAATTTACTTCTCTTCTTGGAGCTGCATCAAATGCTTCAAACCACACAGCATCAGTTTTTAAATTATAATCTTTTTTTAACGTTGCTATGTCATACATGCCATCTTTAGTCATTGATTTTAATTTATTCTTATCTACGTTCATGTAACCATATACTCTTTGCACTTGATCATAAGATAATGGTGCACCTTTTCTTGCATTCTCCCAGTCTAATGCTGCCATGTGTAGTGTGTGTTCTTTTTGTTTTTTAAATTTATTATTATAATAATATCCATTTTCATAAAGTGTTGGCTCTAACTTATCTAACATGTATTTAGTTCTAGCTAAAACCAACCATTCACCTGATGACATGTTTATGTCCTCAAAGTCATCATATCTAGAAAGAGAACCTTGATGAATTTTTGGATTCCAAGATTTATTTATTCTTGTTTTAATTTTATTTATTATACCCATAGCAAGTCCATGAACTTTTGCAGGTATTCTATATGATTGTTGCAAGGGCAGCATCTGTCCTTCTTGCGCTATGAAAGAGTCCACATCTGCCCCTGCCCATCTAAATATTGCTTGGTCATCATCACCTGCAATAAAAGAATCATTTGTTTTTTGCCAAATTGCTTTTGCCATGTCCCATTGCATTCTTGATAAGTCTTGTGCTTCATCTATAAATACAACTTCGAACTTTGGCACTGATACATCTGACTTTGTAAATTCTAATATCATGTCATTAAAGTCTATAAGATTATGTTCTTTTTTATATCTTTGTAGTTCGTTTGATATTATTTTTAATTTATCTAATTCTAAATCTTGATTATGTTCTTGTAGATTGTATTGTTGTTCAGCTGTAATACCTTTTAATATTGCAAGGTTTACTATTCGAAGATATTCACTATCTGATGTAAATATTCCGTTGTGATCATTTTCATAAACAGCGTAATTTATTTCTTCTTTTACTCTTTTTCCAAAGTCTTGATAGTGTCTACGTTGCATCACATTTTCTTTTTTAATACCAAGTCTTCTAAATGCTAATGAGTGCAATGTTCTAAAATATGGTAGGTCATCTTCTGTTAAATTAAATTTTTTAACTGCTCTATCTCTTGCTTCGTACGCAGCTTTTTGTGTAAATGCAAAATATCCTACTTTGTCAGGATCTGTATTTTTAAGATAGTCATCTACTTTGTTTAACAACGTAGTTGTTTTTCCTGTGCCCGGTGGTCCCAATACAATTGTTTTCATTTAAAATCTGGTCCTTTTAAAAATATTGTTAGACTTTTTCTAGTTCCTTTTGTTACAGGTTCAACTTTGTGTAATATGTGAGACTTAAACATAATCATATCACCTGGGTTGCTTAATTCATTTATTTCCATAGGTGAACCAGTAGCGTTTAATTTAAATTGACCTCCCTCATAAGGTTCTTCTGAAACATTAATTAAAACAGTTAATTTTATATCTAAAGAAAAATATTCTTCAGAATCCGTATGCCAATCATACTGACCTTTGTTATCACTTGAATAAATATTATAATGTAAAAATTGTTCTTCATAATCAAAAAGTTTGTAACCAAAACGTTCTTTGTTTGATATGTAACAATTTAAAACAGCATTTTGTAAATATTTTTTTATTTTTTCATAAGATAAAAATGTAACTTTAGATGTTTTTGTAATATTTGGTGCAGGTTTATCATGCAATCCAAGACGTATACCGTTGTTAACATAATGGTAAACAGGTTCACTTTCATTTATTTTTTTAATATTTTCTTTTGAAATAAAATTTCTCCAATACCAATAATCATATTTTTTTTTCATTAATATGGTGTTTCCTCTTTTAATATTTTTTGTTTGTATTCTTCTGTTTTCTTTTCAAATTCTTCTACAACATAAACAGATAGTTTATTTTTACCTATTCTTTTATCTGTGCAACCACATTTTTCTCTCAACATTTCTGCTGTTCTTGAATAACCAAGATCCCAACGCTTACGCATCAAATGATTATGATAAAATTTATCAAACACAAAATGATGATAACCATTGTTAGTCCAAGTACCACCTCTTGGTAAGTCTTCTTTTGAATCTAACTGTGTTCTATTTAAACAATATTCTTGTAAATGATTGTGTAGTTGATCTTCTGTACGTAAACCTTCTGCAGGTTCTGTGACTTCTGCATTGTTTAATAATATGTTTGTTATATGAACCCAATCTTTTTCTTTTAATGTAGGTGGTCTATTTTTTAACTGCACCATACATGCTTCTTGAAATAAACTTTGTTGTCGTAAATGTTTTACACTTTCTAATTTTAATCTTTCACCATCTACATTTAAATAATAATAAGGATCTTCTAAATCTATAACTTGTAAGTCTGTAAGATTTGGAAACAATACTTCCTGGCCGATACCAAACTTTCTTGATCTACACAGTGTCTTATCACATAAACTACACATTGGTTGATCATTACATTTATAGCCCCAATCTTTTTTATCATGTTGTTTA